AATTACATTATTATTTGTGCCTAACAGCGTTGATTTTGTAAATGATAGTATGAAAACAATGTTTGAATTAGCACCAAGAATTTGTTTATCAAGTCTTTTGATGTATTATATAGCGAATAGGGTTGACGTAATATTATATAGCAAGTTAAAAGATAAAAAGACAAAGATTTGGGTAAGAAACAATTTATGCACTATCGTATGTAATTGTGCCGAAAATTTTGGTTTTAATTTTCTTGCATTTTATAAAATATTTGATTTTAAGACAATTATTTCAATATCAATAACAACTTGCATAATAGAAACGATAATTGCATTATGTGATACACCATTTTTATACTTAGCGAAGCAGGTACAAAAAGATGGACAGTAGATATAACTTACATTTTGTTGTTACATCTAACAGTGCATTAAATTTAATAAAGCAAACAGATGCTAAAAATATTTTAATAAGTTTTTATTATTTAAAAAAAGATAAAAAGTTACAACACGCAATATTACACGAAACAGATATGAATATTTTAATAGATAGTGGTTTATTTAGTTTTTTTAGTTTATTAAAAGACACAATAACAGATGAAGAAATACATAAATATTGTAAGCAATATCAAAAATACATAAAAGAAACGTGTAATTTAAAGCAGTTTAAAGGGTATTTTGAGTTAGATTTAGATTTAATAGGAAAAGATTATGAAACTTATGTTAAGCCAATACAAAAGTCTTTACTAGATATAACAAACAAAATTGTTTTAATTGCACAAAAGAAAAGAACTATTGAAGATATAATAGAGATGTGTGAGCAAGATGTTGAATGTATTGCGATACCATTTGCTAGTGATGTTGAAAGACAATATTTTGACTATGATTTAATAACTGATATAGCACATCAGCACAATAAAAGAGTTCATCTATTGGGTTGTGCCGACCAAAGATATTTGAATGATGTAGAACAAAGTGATAGTTCAACGTGGGCTAGAGCAAGTGCTTTTGGCGAACAAAATATAATGGTAGGAAATGAATTAAGAAGATTTCACTGGCGGGATACAGATTTAATTAGTAAAGATGATGCAAATAAAAGAAGCATAGATTGTGTTACTGAGTTCTTAAAAATGGAAAAATATATAAACGATAATAAAACCAAAAAGAATCAGTTAAGATTGTTTTAAGGAGGTATAGTATGGAATTTTATAAAATATATAAAAAGGTAATTAAAGATATAGACAAACTAAAAACTGATAAAGAAAAGTTTGATAATATGTATCTATTAACTTGTTTATTGATATTTAATTTATCTAATGAAACTGACAACTTAGATGTGTTATTAAAGACATTTAAAGAGTTTGACTACAAGAAAAACTTTGGCTATGAGGCGGAAGATGAAAAATAAGTTTTTAGATAAAGATTTGTTTTATGTTATAGTTGTAATATTTGTGTTATTTATATTGATAGCAGTTCCATTTATAGATAAAGCAAGATGTGAAAAAAATGGTGGTAAATATATATGGGAATACACAGAAGATAGCAAATGTCATTTAGTAGGTGATAAGTAATGAAAATGTTATATGAATTACCAGAACATAAAGGCATTAAATTATATATAGAAGATAAAGTCATAATATATGGCCATTTAGACGGAATGTATAGTTATTGTTGGCTAGAAGAAGATAAAAATAAAATAGTGCATATAAAAGCAACTACCAAATTTGAAGAATATGAAGATGGTTATAAATATGTAGAAAGTGGTGAATTGTGAAAAAGAAAATAGTAAGTAAAACAGAATTTGAAGAGTTTTGGAAAGATAGTACAAGAGAAGAAATATTAAATCAATTTTATTGGGAACATATAGAGTTACAAAAAGATAAAGCAGATTATTTAAAAAGATTAAATACTTTATGTGTAGTAAAAAATAGTATAAACTTAATATGTTTTACTGTATTAGCAATTATATTTAATAAGTGGTGGATAGTATTTTTTAGTTTAATATTTGTAACTATAATAGAAAATGGTGATGATAATGAACGATGAAATAAAAGAAATATTAGATAATGTTAAAAAATGTTGCGATATTATGAAAGATAATAATTTTGTTGTTTACCAAAAACAAGATATATTAAAATTATTAGATTACATAACTAATTTACAACAAGAAAATGAAAGTAATATCAATAGAATACATGAGTTAGAACAAGAGATAGATAGTGAATATATACAAAAAGAAGATTACAAATCAAGATGTGAAAAAGCAATTGAATATATAAAAAAATTTCAAAAGTATTTTCTTGATAGGCAACCTTTTGTTGATACTAGACATATTGATTTAGAGTATTTATTAAACATATTACAAAATGGAGATGATAAATAATATGAGTATAGTAACAAAAGAAAGTAATCCTGAATTATATAATTCTTTATTTGAAGATGCAACAATAGAAGATGCTAAAAAGGTAATGAAAAATATGTTTAATGATATTACACCTGAACAATTTGAAGAAATAAAGAAACAAGCAATGGAAAATGTAAAACTAAATAATATGACAGCAAAAGAAATGTTTGAAAAGTTAGGGTATGAATTAATTATGAATGAAGATAATGATATTCCAAGAAAAAGTTGGGGTGGAGAATTAAAAAGATTTGAATTAGTTTATAAAAATGAAGAAAGTTTAGTTTTATTTTATAAAGATAAATCAATAGCAACAGTTGAATATGGTACCGATGATGATGATGATAGAATACATTTTTTAAGTTATGGTAATTGTAGTTTAAATTTATTACAAGCCATAAACAAACAAGTAGAAGAATTAGGTTGGTTAGGAAGTGATGATGAGTGAAATGGTTAGAAATATTAGACAATTTTATTGATGGTATAGGAAAACTAATATTGATATTTATAATAGTGTTTGTGGTATCATATTTTATAGTAAATTTTTTTAATATGGTATCTGATATTCATCAAATAAAGGAATATATAATAACAGATGATGTTTATATAGAAAAAGTAGGTGATGATAATGAATAAAGAAGTAGTAAAAATAGGAAGATATATTGAATTTGAACACGAAAATGGTACATATGAAAATATGTTATTACTAAATGAAAAAGAAACAAATGCTATGGAAAAACAATTAAAAAAATCTTATGAATATGAGCAACAAATACAAGAGTTGACTAACAATTGGAATGAGTTAGAAGAATGGGTGAAAGAAAAAGTTAATGAAGATTGGGATTTTTCAACAGGTGAAAGAAATGCTTGCGATGCGTATGATAATGTTTTAGACAAAATGAAAGAAATAAAAGGAAATGATGAAATCCATAAATAAATCAATGAATAATAAAAATGATGAAAGATACACACCCCCGATATTAGTAAAACCAATATTAAATTATATAAAACCAAAATCAGTAATATGGTGTCCTTTTGATACAAAAGATAGTGAGTTTGTTATATTGCTGAAAAAAGCAGGACATAAAGTAATATATTCACATATAAATTTAGGGCAAGATTTCTTTAAATATGAGCCAAATGAAAAATATGATTATATTATATCTAACCCACCATTTAGTAAAAAAATAGAAGTATTAGATAGACTATATAAATTAAATAAACCATTTGCTATGTTAATGAATATAGAATGTTTAAATTATCAAGTAGTTGGTGAATTTTTCTTAAATAAGTCTTTACAACTACTTATAGTAGATAAAAAAGTGTCATTTGACGGTAATACAGTAAGTTTTAATACAAGTTATTTTTGTAAAGATATATTACCAAAAGATTTAATGTTTTATCATTTAGAAAATAATAATACAGGAACTAATTTTATAGGTTCAAGAATGAAAGAAATAAAAGGAAGTGATGAAGAATGAAATGGATAGAATTATGGGCAATGCTTGAAGTAATAGGTATTGGTATAGGAACAATAATATCTTTATTTATATTGATACCATTTATTATAGAAACAATACAGGAACATAAGAAAAAATGACAACATATAAAAAGAAATATATATATGCTATGTATAAAGGTGATGAGTTCCTATGTGAGGGAACTAAAGAAGAAATATGCAAACAAATGAATATATCAATAAATACTTTCAATTATGAAAGAGCAAGTTATTATTCTAAAAGAAGTAAAAAAAATAATCATAGAGTGATTATTAGAATAGATAAATAAGGAGAGTGGGAAAATGAATAATTTAGAAAAATTGATGAACACAAAAAGAACTGAAAATGGGGATATAGCATATAAGACAACTGGTGATAATTTAACAGATTTATTCTTTATGACACCATATTTTGAAAAAAATTTAGACCAAGTAAAAATTGGCACATCAGAAAAAGAAAAAGTGTTTTCAATGTTTATTCGTGACCCTAGATTTGGCTTAGGACGTAGAGATTTAGGAAGAGAGTTAATGAAACAATCAGAAGTTACACCATATAACGTAGTTGTTGCTGGTAGATTTGATGATTTATGGCATAACCCAACCAACGATAATATAGAGTTTTTAAGAACTTGTGTATTGCAAAATAATGAGTTAGCAAAAAAGTGGATGCCAAGATTAACTGGTAAAGACAAAAGATTTGCAAAAGCATTATGTAAAGAGTGGGATTTAAGTGAAAAAGAATATCGTAAACTTATTAAGACAGATAAAACAACTGAATATAAATTATCTTATGCTGAATTGTTAGAGGGAACACCATTAAATGAGGTATTTAACAAAAATAATTATAAGCATCCGCTTGTTAATGAAATAGATTTTGAAAAAGTACCATCACTAGCAATGACTAAATATTTACATACATTCTCAACTAGGGAAGATATTAAGCCTAGATTTGAAGAGTACATGAAAGCATTAAAAGAAAATAAAGCAAAAGTGCATACAACAACAGCAAATGTACATGATGCCTTTAAAACTGCAACCACTGGTGATTGGACAACACAAAGTGTTGAAGAAGAGGCAAGAGATGTAATAAGCAAAAAGATAGTTGAAGATGCAACATTAAATGTAGAGATGGATGCTATTTGTGTACTAGATACATCTGGCTCAATGTATTCAAGAAGTTGGGGTTGGGGTGGTTTAAACTTTGATAAATTAGATAAAAATGACATTGGAATTAAGGCAATGTCAGTATGTCATGCAATTGCAACACATTCAACTTATGCTCCAAATCAATTGATAGCATTTAGTTCAAATCCACATTTGATGACAATTAAAGGTGAAACATTAAAAGAACAATACCAATCAATGTACACTGGGGATTGCTCAAATACAGATTTTGCAAAGGTTATGAATATATTAAAAGGGCTAAAAAAGTATCCAGAGTATATTATTGTAATGAGTGACATGGAATTTGACTATGGTTCACAGCAAAGCAAAAAAGAGTTAATGAATATCTTTAAACAACATGAAGCCAAGACTAAGTTAATTTGGTGGAACTTTAATGATAGAAATAAAACTGTACCAGAATTTGATAAGTATGGTAATATATTCCTAAGTGGTTATAACTTACAAATATTAAGGTTATTAGAGAACAACTTTGATATGTCATCTTATATTGAAAAAATACTAGAAAAATATAAAAAAGATATTGATTACAAAGCATAATTATAGTATAATTTAATTGTGAGGAATAACTATATCAATGCTACCTTATTTGGTAGCATTGAGTAGATGTATAAAATGCCGAGTATCGGCTCACTCGACTAAGATTTTGCCAATCTAGACTACACAAAAGGCAATAAATGTAGTTAAAAACCGTTACATCTATTCTATGGTACTAAATAAGAAAGACACAAAACAGCAAAAAATAAATGCACTGAATTTGGGATTTAGGAGGCACTGAACTTTGACTTCAGATAAATGTGTCTTGTCACCACTTTTTCTAATATCAAAAGCCTATTACTGCAAAAAAGTAAATGGTAATGCGAATAATTGAAAATTATTTATATGTTGGTTCAAGTCCAACTTACGAAGTTTTTTCGTAATAGCAAAAATCACTCTTATAGGCTTGTAAATGATGAATATAAATAAATACTCATAACAGCAAACAAAAAAATGGTCTGAAAAACCTAAATGTATTGGTTCAAATCCAATCTCCCCCACCATTATTTTTATGGGGGAGTAGCCGAATTGGTATAGGCAAGGAAAAAAAGAGTATTGTTAATTAAGATTTATATATAAATGCACGATACAGCAAAAAAATGAATTGCCCTGCTAAGGCCGTTGTTGTTGGTTCGAGTCCAACTCTTGCGATTGCAAGATAACTCAATCGGTAGAGTACGAAGATTAAAGTGCATTGTAAAATAAGAATTATATAAAAAAGTCCTTTACTGCAAAAAAAAGATTAGGCATAGTTTGCCTCAGTAACTCAATTGGTAGAGTATTTGATTGATAATCAAAAGGTTTACGGTTCGACTCCGTACGGAAATTAAAAAAAGGACTTGTATTTATGTATAACATAATTAGCCTTCCTTTATTAAAAGGTCATTACAGCAAATAAATAAATAATTGCTCCAATATTACGATAGTCGCCTCGCAATGGCAAAAAAAGACCTTTGTATTTACATTTTGTTAAACGTATGTTATAGTGATTATAGTGGTGATGAACCACAGTAATTTACCCCTTTTCAAAACAGATTTAAGTTACTTGCTTATTTCTGTTTTTTTATGTTATAATGAGTTTAATAAAAGAGGGTGTTTATTATGAAAGATATTTTATTTGTTGTTATTGGGTTAGTTATTACAAGCATAGTTCTTTTACTATGCTTTTGTTTTTACTTTTTAGCAAGTATATCTGACGAATATTGGGATAATTTAAAAATTCAATTGGAGAAAAGAAATGGTAGAAAGTGATTTTACTTTTTGTAAGTTCATTAAAGAAAACTTATGTTTTGTCAATTTAAAAGATTTTTATAGAAATAGAAAGATACTCAAGTTCTTTTATGAAGGCTTAGATAATGATGCTAAGCAATTTTATAAATGGTATGTTTATGCTAATATCTTTATGAGTGAAAAAGAAAAAAATGCTATATGGGATTATTTAAACAATATTGATATTCAATACGAATTAAACTTAATTGATTTAGTTAAAAAATATAAGTAAAGTAGCGTAATTGTCTATTTTACTTTTTTATGTTATAATGTCTATATAAACTAAGAAGGAGATGATATGATTGGCTAAATTTAACGATTTAGAAAAAAAAGAAATTGTTGCTGATTATATCAATTGTCAAAATTATAGTGAGGTAGCAAGAAAGTGGAATGTTAGTGCTGAAGCAATTAGACTAATTGTTAAAGCAAGTAAAGATAACGTCTTGGAAAAACTTGAAAATAAAAAAATAGAAAATACACAGACTACTTTAGAATATATGCAGACACAACACGAAACTAAGAAGAGAATACTTAATAAATTGCTTAAAGGTATTGAAATTAAAGCAGATGATATAAATGAATTGACAAGTATTAAAGATTTAGCAACTGCTTATGGTATTATCTTAGATAAAGAGTTAAAAGTGTTAGAAATACAGAAGCAACAAATGGAAACTAAAAGCAATGGTGTGTTAGATGATTTAATGGAGGCATTAAAGAATGTTAAAGGCACTAAGCAATAAGTCAATAGATGATATGCTAAACCCTAAGCAACTAGAATTTTTATTAAATGACGATAAACGATTGAATCTATTAACTGGTTCTGTAAGAAGTGGTAAAACGTATATATCATTATTAAAATGGGCTTTATTTGTATATAGTATGAAAGAAGGCTCAGAGTTTTTAATGATAGGTAAGACGTTGACATCATTAAAAAGAAACTGTTTAGGGCTATTACAAGATTTAGTAGGTACAAACAATTTTACTTTTTCAATAAGTCAAAAGACAGGAAAGTTATTTGGTAAGACAATATGGCTAGAGGGTGCTAATGACGAAAGAGCAGAAAGTAAGATTAGAGGTATGACCCTAGCAGGTGCTTATGTGGATGAATTAACACAGATACCAGAAGATTTTTATAGAATGTTATTATCACGTCTAAGTGTTAAAAATGCTAAATTATATGCAACTACTAACCCAGATGCACCAAGTCATTGGGTAAAACAAGATATAATTGACAATGATGATATAGAGAAAAAAGTATGGTCATTTACGCTAGACGATAATGTAATATTGAAGAAAGAAAACGAAGAATATTTTGAAAATTTAAAAAAAGAATATCAAAGTATGGGTGGAGTTTTCTATGAGAGATTTATATTAGGATTATGGGTACTAGCAGAAGGACTTATATATAAACAATTTGCCAATAATACTGAGATGTTTTTAAAAGATAAAGCAGTTGATGAATATGGTAATAAAATAAACTTCTTAATAATATCAATAGGAATAGACTATGGTGCAACAAAAGGTGAAACTGAGTTTAAAGCAACAGGGATAACGCAATTATTTAAAGAGGCGTGGACAATAGGTGAAAAGAAGTTAGCAGGTTTGTATGCACCAGAGCAGATATATGAAGAGTTTATTAAGTTTTATTATGAGATAGTCAATGAGTATGGTAAAGTAACACACGCTTACGGTGATTATGGTGCTTTAGGACAAGTATTAACTTATGGCTTAAATAAAAGATTGCAAGAAAAAAACATACCTTTATTTGTAGATGATTGTATTAAAGGACAAATAAAAGATAGAATATATATGGACTTAATGTTATTTGCACAAGGTAGAAGATTTATACTTAGAAAGTGTAAATATTTAATAGAAGCATACCAACAAGCAGTATGGGATGAGAAACACGAGGACGAAAGGCTAGACGATGGCACAACGCCGATAGATGACTTAGATGCTAGTGAATACAGTATGTTTCCATTCTATGATAAGTTAATGATAGAGATAAAGGGAGGTTATTAGATGATAATATTTAGATATATAAAAGGCAAAATAAGGCCAATTGAAGTAGATGAAGAACAAACAACTAACGAATATATGAATAATCAGATAAAGAAAAAAGTAACAATGAAACAATATATTGCAAATAAAGAACAACAACAGCAACCATTATTACAAGAATTTGGTTATAAGCCTAAAGAAGAAAAATACAGATATAAAGCGCAAAGATTGTTAGATGAATATAATAGGAGAAATAAAAAATGAATGAAAAAAGATGGGTAACATTAAAAGATGGTAGAAGAATAATGATAAATGACTATATGAACAACAAGATAAGAACAGAAGCAAATAAAGAAAATACATATCAATTAACAGATGAAAATATACAACAAGTAATAGATGAAAGCATTAGCCAATGGGACGATAACTATGCAAAATTATATATGACAAAAATAAACCCAGATGACTTTTTAAAATTAACAGCAACACCAAATGATATTGAAAGATTTACAAAAGAAAATGTTAGTAGTGGATTAAATAATTTGAATATAAATACCCTAAAAAGTAAAAAATATGTTGCAGACATGATGTATTTAGATATTGATTTTCAAAATGAAATTGTTTATGGACACGAAGGGCGACACAGAATGTTAGCATTAAAAAATGCTGGTTACAAAGAAGTAGATTTAGTTGTATGGGCAAGAAATTATGATAAATATAATGCTAAAGAATACACTAATTTTACGGTTAGTGGACAAGAGATGCAAAGCCATAAATCTGTAACATTAAAAAAACTTGTTCCTGTTAGTAAAGCAAATGTAGAAAGAATAAAGAAAAGAGATTATTAAAAGGAGTGATACAATGAAGTTAGAAGATTTTTTACAATTAAATTATGGATATAATCCAAATGTTAAAAATGATTTAAGAACTTATATTGAACAATGGAAGAGTTGGTATCAAGGTAATGTTAAAGCATTTCATAATTATTTTATCTATAATGGTAAGAGAAAAGTATATCAGCATAGATTTACAATGAATATGGCTAAAGAAATAAGCGAAGATTGGTCTGATATTTTATGGAGTGAAAAGTGTAAAATATCATTAAAAGACGACAAATCACAAAATGATTTTGAAGAGTTAATAAATAAACTAGATTTATACACAGTAATAAATCAATCAATTGAAAAGTCTGGTGCTTTAGGTACTGAAGCAGTTGTAATAAGTGTATATGACATAATGCAAAACGAAGATGCTATGTATTTAGATGTATCAGAAGCAAAAACAAGAACAGATTTAGTAGATATTGATTGGATATACCCACTAAGTTGGAATAATAAAGAGATAACAGAATGTGCCTTTGGTAGTGTTGAATACATTAAAGGTAACAAATATGTAATATTATCAGTACACAAATTAGCAGATGATAAGAATTATCATATATACAATCACTTATTTAAAGATACAAATGGCTTATTAAGTGAGATTAAAGAAGATGGCAACACAATAAAAGATTTTGATACAAAGTCAAATGTTAAATGGTTTAGTATATTTAAGCCATTATTAACAAATAATCTATTTAATAATAGTCCTTTTGGAATACCACATTATGCAAACGCTATTGATAATATGAAAACAGTAGATATTGCTTTTGATGCCTTAAAGACAGAGATAAAAGATGGTAAAAGAAGAATATTTGCTAGAGCAGAGATGTTTAATTATGATGATGGACAACAAAGAATGGTATTTGACCCAGAAGATACATCTATCTATCAATTGCCTAAAGGTGCAACTAAAGATGACTTAATACAAAGTGAAAGTGATGATTTAAGAACAGATAAGCAAATAAGCACACTAAACACAGCATTAAATATCTTAGGTAATAAAGTAGGGTTTGGTGAAAATCATTATCATTTTGACGGTGTTAATTTAAGTACAGCAACAGCAGTTGTATCAAGTAATAGTAAGTTGTTTAGACGCAAGAAAAAACTAGAGATAGGCTATGAAAGTGCTATATATGACTTAGTAAAAGCAATATGCTATGCTTCAAGTGAATTTGGTAAATATAATATAACAACTGATGAGATTGCAATACAATTTGATGATAGCATTATTGAAGATAAAGAAAGTGAAGCAAATAGAGGTATGCGTGAAGTAAGTGCTGGGTTACTAAGTAAAGTTGAATATCGTATGAAGATATTTGGAGAAACAGAAGAGATTGCTAAGCAAAAGATAGAAGAGATACAAAAAGAAGAGCCAGATGTTGATGATTTACTAGGAACTAAAGATGTAAAAGGCGGTGAAGAATAATGAAGTTAATAGTTAATCCACATAAAGTTGAAATTGATAAAGAAGAGGCAATTAACGAAAAAGAAATAAACATAAGTTTATGTAAGTTTGAATTTGCTGATGAGATAACTGATGATTATGTAAAAGAAGCATACTTTACTTATAATGGTGAAAGTTATAAACAAATAATTGTTAATAATATGTGTACGTTCCCGCAAGAAGTATTAGTTAAAGAGGGAACAGTAGAACTTGGAGTGGTAGCAACTTATACTGATTTAATAAGTGGAGAAATAACGAGATACAACCCTAGTCCTGTATATTTTAAAACTGATTTAGGTTCATTAAGAGAAGCAAAGAATAGTGAACCAATAACACCAAGTGAAATGGAACAATACGAACAAGCATTACAAGATGGTTTAACAGAAGTAAATAGCAAATTAGATGCAATTGATGATGCTTTAGATGAAGTTAATAACTTAGATATAGATGCTAACAAAGTAGATAACGTAACAACCGTAAGTATTACTGATAAATTAGGTGATACAAAGACGGTTCAAATATTAGATGGAATAAATGGAATAGATGGTACAAATGGTGTTGATGGTTTTAGTCCAGTAGCAAATGTATCAAAAAGTGATAATATCACAACAATAACAATAACAGATAAAAACGGAACAACAACTGCAACTGTTAGTGATGGTGTTGATGGCGTTGATGGTCAAGATGGACGTGATGGATATGTTCAATATACTGCTGGAAGTAATGTAAATATTGAAAACAATATTATCAGTGTAAATTTAAGTAATTATTTAGCAAAAAACAACACTTCTGAATATATACCTTCAAACGATTACAACCCTTCAACAAAAAAATATGTTGATGATAGTATAGCGAATGCAATTACAAATGCGTTAGGAGGAAGTTACTAATGGCTAGAACTGATACATTACCACATTTTCTAACAGATGTTGCTGATGCGATAAGAACAAAAAAAGGAACAAGTGAACTAATACAAGCAAGTACATTTGATACAGAAATAAATAATATCCCAACAGGTGGCGATTTACAAACAAAAAATGTAACAATAACTCAAAATGGGGAAACAATTGTAACTCCAGATGACAACTATGACGGAATGGATAAAGTAATTATAACAACAAACATACACTATACTTATCTTGATTTACCTTTTATATATGCACCTCAGTATGCCTATATTGGAACAAATATAAGAGCATCAAATGACATTGAAGTTGAAATGAAATTTTCAGCATCTGACGTTTCAAATAAGGCTTTATTTGGAACAACTGCTGGTCCAAATTATTATCACGTTACTTTATATAATAGTGCTTATTATTGGGGATTAAATAATGGAGAAGGACATGGAGGAAGTATAGTTGCTAATATCAATAACTCTCACACAATAATATTTAATAATGCAAACAGTAATGTAATTGTTGATAATTCAAATATTGGTAGTTGTGAAAACACTACTTCATCTGCTAATTTAGATTTGTTTAGAAGAAGAGCAAGTTCAACTGGTTCAACATATCATTATTTGCTAGGCCGTGTATATTATGTAATTATAAGAAATAGAAATACAAGAGAAGAATTAATGAATTTATGGCCAAAAATAAGACTATCTGATGGTGCAGTTGGATTTTATGATACAGTAAATAATACATTCTATAAAAGCAGTGGTTCAAGCAATTTTATTTATCAACAATAAAAGAGGGATATTATGTTATCAGATGAAGTTATTGAAAAAGTAGTTGAAAGACTTGTAAGAAGAATTGAAATAGGCAACGAATATGTATTAAAAAAGATTGGTGAGGGTATCAAGAAAATTGGTACTCTTAAACCAAGTAAAGCACAAGAATTAGTGCAAATACTTAAATATGGTGGAGATTATGATAAGATTGCAAGAAAACTAGCAAAGATAACTGAATTAAATGTAAAAGATATAAAAAAGATATTTCAAGAAGTTGCTAAAGTAGATTATGATTTTGCCGAGCAATTTTATAAATATAGAAACAAAAAGTATATACCATTTGATGAAAATGTTGCATTAAAGCAACAAGTAGATGCAATAGCAAACGCAACAGCAAAAGAATATATAAACTTAACACAAACATCAGCAGTTGCTTATGGTATGCAAAGCAAAGATGGCACAATCACGTATAAAGGGCTAAGACAAACTTATTATGACTTATTAGATGAAGCAGTTATAAACGTAGGGCAAGGCAAAGAAACATTTGATAGTGCTATGTATAGGCAATTAAAAGAGATAGGTGGTGGGGGTATGAAAGTAATATTTCCAACAACCTATGTAAGTAAAGATGAAAATGGCAACCCTATAATAAAAAATAGAGTAATGAGAGCCGATAGTGCAATACGTATGCAGATGAAAAGTGCGTTAAGAGATATGCACAATAGCATACAAGAACAAATAGGCAATGAGTTTGATGCTGATGGAGTAGAGATAAGTGTTCATCTTAACCCAGCACCAGACCACGAATTAGTACAGGGTAGGCAATTCAGTAAAGAACAATTTAATAACTTTCAAAATGATACAGATGCAGTAAGTTATGATGGCATAGAATTTCCTGCTGAATTTGAAGGACACGATAGACGTAGTATAAGTCAGTATAATTGCTATCATTACACGTTTTCAATAGTGCTAGGTGTAAATAAACCACAATATTCTAATGAAAAGTTACAGCAGATAATAGATAGCAATGACAAAGGTTTTGACTTTGATGGTAAGCATTATACGATGTATGAGGGTACACAATTACAGCGTAAGATAGAAACTGAGATAAGAAAAGCAAAAGATACTCAGATAATAGCAAGAGCAAGTGATAACAAAGAATTGATAAGAGAAAGTCAAGAAAGAATCACACAATTAACAACTAAGTATAAACAATTAAGCGAAGCAAGTAGTTTACCAACAAAAGCAAACAGAATGCGTGTAAGTGGTTATCAAAGAGTTGCAATTAAGTAACAACTATGCTATAATGTAATTGAGTAATAAATTTGGAAAGAGTAATACTCAATAACAATTGTGTGCTACCTAATTAGCACCCATTTGCTATGTCAAAGAGTGCTACCTTATAGGTAGCATTGAGTAGATATAAGACTGGATTTTAGCCAATGAGTTAGTCAGTATTAAAAGAGGAAACCTTTGGGCTCAATATATCTATTCAATGGTGCTTATAAGGCACTCATTTAGCACACACCTTTCTGATAGAGCATTTGCAGATGCTCTTTTTTCTTATTTAAAAACGTAAACTTTGTGTCAAATATTAGCACTTTACACTTGAATACTCAAAATCACAAATTTTAATTTTTTTTTAGCACTTTTTGCCTTGCAAACCCTTGATTTATAAGGGTGTAAACCTCAATGTCAAGCACTTTACGTTTTACATTACTACAATTTTGTGATATAATATAGTCATATAAAGAAAGGGAAAACCCTGACTTTATATATGTTATTTGACAATTTAAAAGGAGGTAAATTATGAAAAAAGCATTTGTTTGCAATGATAGATTCAACAAAGATGAAAGTTTAAAACAAATGATAAGTGAACTTGATTCAGGTAAGATTCTATCAGTTGGAACAGATTGTCTGGGACACGGTGATAATAATGCAACGCAAGAATCAATTAAAAGAAAACTAGAAGAGCATTATGGCACTAGACTAGAAATTGTTTCAAAAGAAGGTGTGTATAGTTATAGTTATACATACAGATTAAAAGATAGCGAGAAGTAATTAAACTTCTTGCTATCAATTAAAGGGAGGTAAATTATGTATTATCATATTTATACGTCTAAAAGAAAAGTGCTTTTAGATATTAGTGAAAAATTAAGATATGATTGCAATAACGATTTTAAATACTTTGATATATTAGTATTTAAACACAAAGGCGACCATACAGCAACAAAGCCAAACTCATTTGAAGAATTAGAATCACTATTAAAAGATACAGATAAAGTTTATTCATTTAATAGAGTAGAAACTAATTTGCACGGTGCAATTGGCTATGATATTGTACTTGATGAATAATGTTATTAAGATTAAGTGTGAGAGGAATGAAAATTCCTCTTGCATTTTATGTTAATATGTAGTAATATATTAGCAAAGGAGGTAGATTATGGATTTTGATAAGTGGAATGAAGTTATCAATGGTGAACATACTTATAATGCAATAGCCAAAACATTATTAGATACTGGCAAATGTATTATTGGTTGGACAGACCAAGTTTATGACCATCGTGATATATTATTTACTTACAAGCCTAAACATTTAGGCGGTGAATTACAAAGAGGTATGAGATGGTGTTACTTATATATTAGCATCATAGACCATACTTCTATGGGTTTTTTAATAGAAGATGATAACAATAACACGAAACACGAAACATATTTAATGGAAAAATTAAGATTAGATGACAATAGTTGTAATAAAAAAATATGTGAATTAGTTAATGGTGTTATTAAAGAGATTGATAAATTAAAAGTTTAAAAAAAGAAAGAGGTAAATTATGACTTTATATCAAAAGAAAAGAGTGCAAAATAATATAAAAAGGGTAGATATGGCTAGAATGTTAGGGCTAGATTACAATTATTATTGTGCAATTGAGAAGGGAGAAATTAAAATGCCAATGAATTTAATTGATAAGTTTAGTGAAATTATAAATAGAGGTAAAGGAAATAAAATTGATGAAATTAACAATAAATTAGAAGCAGATAAATTTTGGGAAGAAATGAGTGCTAAAGATGAAACTGGAAGATTTGAATTAGTAAACAAAATGCACGATTTTAATATCAATAATTATAAAGAGTTAGTTACAGTATTAGGTTATAAGAGTGTAGGAACAATATATAATTATTTAGAAGGTAGAAATCCAGTTGGTGATGAGTTTAAAAAGAGATTATACAATTTCTTTAGTGATGAAACAAATATACAAATACCTAAAAAATCAGCAAGAGTAAAAAGAGCAACTTATAAAATAGTAGAAACACCAAGAGAAATAAACCCTGAACTAGATGAATATTATAATAATACAGATTTTAAAAAGATAATGCGTATAAATGGTATAACAAATGTTCAAATAGCAAGTGCTATTGGAGTGCATAATAGTACAGTGGCAAATATGACTTGTAAAAAATACAAACCAAGTTATAGAATTATTGGCGCAGTTAAAGATTATTTAGATGATTACCTTGCTAAGTTAATGCCAGAAGAAAAAGCAAATACATTAAATATAAGTGATGAATACGTATCTAAAACAGCATTATTAAGTAAGTGTAATGATGAAATAGCAAAATATCAAGAAGAAATAGATGAATATAATAAAAAAATAAGTGAATTAGCAAATAAATTAGAATTAACAAATAAACTTATGGATATGATTAAAAGTATGTAGGTGATATAATGGCTTATGGTTTTAGAGATGACTTTGATTGGGAAAATAGATGGGAACTAAAAACTAGAATAAAAAATTATTTAATATCAACTGTTGATTTAGGAATAGACCATAGTTTTGGTATTGGCGAACCATTATATTATGAAACAATGATATTTAAAGAAGTTGATGGGCAGATTGTTGGCTCAATGGGTTATCAAGAAAGATATTCAACCGAAGAAGAGTCTAGAATAGGCCATAAAAAAGCAATTGAGTATGTTGAAAGCGGAGTATTTGATAATGAAGAGTAATTTAATTGATAAGTTATTTAGAGAATTTGATAAAGATAAACAAGTAATAAAAAAGAACTTATTATATGTGATGGATGAAGTGATGCTGGAAACATTTGATGATTATGGCAAGGCAACAATAATAATTAAATATGAGAGGATTGATAAAAATGGCAAAACTAAATAAGCAATACTATTATTCAAGTAAAAAAAATGAGAAAAGAATTAACTGTTATCACGTTATAGTACCTAAATCTGTTGTAAAAAGGGCAGAAATAGAAGAAGATGATGAATTGGCAGTATATTCAGAATATGATACCATTGTCATAAGAAAAAAATATCACTTAACTTGTATGGAATGTGGTTATGAATGGGATAGTGGCAAAGATGCAGATATTCAAACACAATGCCCTATGTGTAATAATGGCGACATACATAGCAAAACTTATGGTGGATTAAATTGATTATTCAAAACAAAGAATTAAATAAAATGCTTAAAGTTTATGGGAAACAATATGTGCTTACAATGTATGCAAATAGAAAGTTTGATATGACAAAAAAGCAATTAGAATACGTTTTGAAATATGGTGATAAAAATGACAAAGAGAAAAGTGAATAATATTAAGTGTGATATATGTGGATATTGCAATAATAATGATTATGTAAAATATTCAGGTGTGTGTCATTTATGCGGTAAAATATTAGACGAAAAAGCATATTTTAAAGCACAGATGAATAAGAAATTACGCTTATGGCGAACTAAAAAAAAGTAGCAAAGTTAATTTGCACTTTTTTAAATTTATGTTATAATGAAAGTATGAATATAGGAGGAATAGATGCAACAAATAATAATAGCGGTTATTAGTGGGTTATGTGTGGCAATACCATCTATTATTACAACTTTATCAAGTAACAAAAAGAATAATGACTTGATAATTTATAGAATAAATGAACTAGAGAAAAAGGTATCAAAACATAATAACGTAGTTGAAAGAATGTACGAAGCAGAAAAAAAGATTACATTACTAGAAAACGAAGTAAATGACATTAAAAGTGCGAAATAGCACTTTTTTCTTGCATTAAATATAAACTTAATATATAATATGCAACCGATTGGGGGATATTATGAAAAAACCACATTATTATTTTGATATGTCAGATGAAGCATATAAGTTTATCATAAAAAAAGGAATATTAAGAGAAAGCAAAAAAGAAAAAACAATATTAGATTTATGCTTAGCGGGTGAAACAATAAAAAGCATTATGATTAAAACTGGCTATTCTGAAAGAACTATTTATTATCGTAAACAAGAAATATACCAAAAAGTAAGTAAATATTTTTTTTAACAGTGTATTTGCAGTTATTTGCAGTTAATTGCAGTTATTTGCACTTTATTTGCGTTGTAAGTAATTAAAAGTGTTGTATCATATTGCAACGAGGTGGGTAAATGGTCGAGAAATTAAAACTCAAAGTAATATACGATGACTTTATAAGCAGTGTTTCACTAACAGAAGAGCAAATAAAGATATTAAATATGTATTTAAAAAAAGATAGCACAGTAAAGATTGCTATGGAAATAGGTGTAAGTCCTAGAACTATTACTTACGAAATAAAGAAAATAAAAAAATTATATGAAGATTATGTATTTATGCAGACGTGGAAGGCGCTACTATTATTGTAGTGCTTTTTTTTGCGATATTTCTTAAACAATAAAAGTTATAGTTAAAGTAAGAAAGGAGAGTTGAAGTAATTAGTTTAAAACACTTTTACTAGACACTCTTTTCATTTTGTTTTAGGAGGTAAAAATGTATAACAATCCATATATGAATACATATAATTCGCAACCTAGCATAGACAGAATAAATGCTCAAATGAATGAGTTACAAAAAATGAAAGAACAACTGCAACAACCAATTCAACCACCAACTAATTTAACGCAAAATTTTCAACTAGCCCCAACTACTAGAGATGTTATTAAATATGCTAACTCAATAGACGAAGTACAAAGAGAAATGATTGTAGGTGATACACCTTTTTTTGCAAAAGATATGTCCGTTGTGTGGATAAAAAATATGAAAGGCGAAATAAAAGCATACGAATTAAATGAAATAATACCTAAAGATAATAAAGATATGCAAATTGAATATCTCCAAGCACAAATAGAAGAATTAAAGAAAGAGATGAATAAAAATGCAAAATCAATTAATGAATATGTTGATGAATCAAATAAAGATGAGAAATCCACAGATGTTTCAATTTCTAAATCAAGCACAAAAAAATCAAAGTAACCCAATGGACTTACTAAAACAAGCAACAAAAAACTATACTCCAGAACAAATGAATAGTTTATTTGAAAGAGCAAAGCAATTTGGCGTCCCAGACGAAGTGCTAAAACAAGCAAAAGATGGTATTAACATAAAATAATGTTGATATAGAATGAAAGGAGGTGAAATAAATGAATGGAAATACAGGAATAACCCCAACTGTTGAATTAGCAACAACTAACGGTGGCAATTCATATCCATACCCAATATATCCAATGATGGGTGGTTATGGCAATAATGGATTTGGTTATGGTGGAGATTGGATTTGGATTATCTTATTATTCGCATTATTCGGTGGCTGGGGAAATAATGGTAATGGTGGTTTCTTTAATGGAGGCTTTGATAATGGCTATGCTTGGCTATCTAATGGTCAAAAAGAAATTATGCAAAATACTAACAATGGCTTTGACACACTACATTTATCTAACCAATTAGATACTGTAAATAGTGGTATTTATTCATTATCTAATCAATTATGTAATTGCTGTGGTGATATAACTAATGCAATAAATACAACGGCTTATAACGCAGAGATTAGTGCAAATAATAGACAAATTGCTGATATGCAACAAAACTTTGCATTACAAAGTCAATTAGCACAATGTTGTTGCGATAATAGGTTAGCAACAGCGAACCTAACTGCAACTGTATTAAGCGAAAACTGTGCCGACAGAGCATTGATTTCAGATGGCTTAAAAGATATTTTGATAAATAATACAGCAAATACGCAGAAAATTCTTGACCAATTATGCCAGGATAAGATAGATGCAAAGAATGACATTATTAGTCAATTAAGACAAGAACTTCTATATGCTAGAGGACAAGCAAGTCAAATTGAACAAACTGCATTATTAAGACAAGGACAAGAGGCAGAAGTAGATGCTTTATATAATAGATTATCTAATTGTCCAGTACCAACTACACCAGTATATGGAAGAACCCCTATATTCACTTGCAACAGCAATAGTTGTGGATGCAATGGATATGCCACAAATTTGATTTAAGCATTAAGTAGATAACTACAAACCTGATTACAGGAACTTGCTAATTTATGAGTAGGCAAGTCCTACTCATTTTTAATAAGAAAGGAGATATAAAATGATACAAGCATTACAAATAACACCAGAAATATTAACTTCAAACACTGATAACGTTAACTTTGATACAGTAGATTTAAGAGGAAGAAACGCTAATTGTTGTGGATGGTTACAATATATGCCAGGTGGTAGTGATTTCACTATTATAGGTGGAGGCTTATTTGAGATTACTTTTAATGCAAATGTAACTTCTGATACAGCAGGAATAGTCGCATTAGCGTTAAAAAGTGCAACTGGGACAGACGTTGAAGGAACTGAAATGGATGCAGAAATAACAACTGCTGGAAACTATGTAAATATTTCATTTACTAAATTGTTAAGAGTTTGTCCTAGAGTAAATACAACAATAGCAGTTGGTTCACTTCCGTCAACTATAACTGGTACAACAACTTTAACAAATACCGAAACTGAAGTACCTGTTATTAAAGATGCTAACTTTATTATTCATAAAATAGCATAATGAGAAACATAGATATAACAAGTTTAATTTTACAAATGTTAAGTCTTGATATCTTATTTAAAGATTATAACAATATTGATTTAATGCAAGAATTACAGCATCAAGATAAAAATTATTTTGAAAGAATAATAAAGCAAAATGAAGAAATAATAAATCTTTTAAAAGAAAGAGGTGATAATGATGGAAGAAACAGTGATAGAGAAAACAAGTGAAGCAATAAAAAGAATTATGGAAGACGGCATTGCAACTTCTAACATAGATAATTTATATAAATTAAGTAAAATAAAACATTTAGCAAAGGAGGATAAAGAAATGTACGGAGAATATGGCAATTATGGTGGAAGAAGACCAGGATATGACAGTTATGGTAATTATGGAAACTATGGCGAATATGGAAGAGGAAATTACGGACGCAGAGGAAGAGATATGAAATATCGTGGTGATGATGAACTTGATAGAATAACTGGTGAATATGGCAGATATCAAGAAAGCCGTAGTAGATACGGTGCTGGTGAAGAAAGCAATAGGTCTTTTCATTATATGGTAAAATCACTTGAAGATTTTATTAGAGTGTTATATGAAGAAGCAGACACAGAACAACAAAAACAACAATTAAGAGAAACATTACAAAGAAGTATGATGTAATATGTACACTTATTATAATGCAAATCAAAACGATAGGCATATAGCAGATTGTGTTATTCGTGCTTTAAGTGTACTAACAGATAGAAGTTGGCGTGAAGTATATGACGAATTAACTGATTTAGCAGGTGATGTAGGTTTAATGTTTGACAGGGTAGAGTTTGTTGAAGATTATTTAGATAAAAGATACCAAAGAGAATGCCATTATGCTAAAACAGTAGGAGAATTTGCACGAGAAAATGATTATGGAAGATATGCAGTTACAATGAATGGACATATTACTGCTATTATAAATGGTGAAATTATAGATACATTTGACCCAAGCAATAGGATTATGCGTTGTGCTTGGAAAATAATTTAATTTGTGCTATAATTAAATTGCAGAGCAATCTGCATAAATTTTTTTCATTTCACTAAGTCTATGGAAAAGCCTTTGTGCTTTTTCTTTTTATATGCTATAATTAAAGTAGGTGATAATATGCGTTATATTATAATGTGTGCTGGGAAAGGCAAAAGATGGAACAACTATTTAGGTGTGCCTAAGCATTTAATTACAATTAACAATGAAACATTATTACAAAGAACAACTAGATTACTAAAAGAAAATAATATAAATGATTATTTAATAACAGGTAAGGATGAAAGATATAAGCAATATGGTAAGTTAATACCACAAACAAATAACGATTGTGAAATTGATAGATTTGAAGAAACTAGCGATAATGAAATATGTTATTTATATGGAGATGTATATTATAGTGAAGATGCTATAAAAACAATAGTAAATACAGATACAAGTGATGTAATGTTTTTTGGCAGTGAAGATGAAATATTTGCAATAAAAATTAAAGATAGAAATTTATTTTTTAAACATAAAGCAATAGTAAAAGAAAAATACTTAAAAGAAGAGATTTTTAGATGTATTGGTTGGGAAATATATAGAAGTATGAATAATATACCATTTGATGAACATATTATTAACAATAGATATTGTAAGATACTAGATGAAACTGATGATATTGATTATCCTGAAGATTATGAAGATTTTATTAAGGCAAGGGTGATATAATGAAAATAGCAGTTGATAAAAATTCAATAGATATGGTTAATTCTAAAGATGAATATGTTTATTTATTTGATAAAGAATCACTAGAAGAATTACTTAAATTAAAATTACATTGTCTTTATTATAAAGAATGTAACTATGTTGATATTAACTTAACTGATTATAATGTAGATTGTTTTAAAAAAGCGAATAAAGAAGATAAAAATTGGCGTAAGATAGAAAAAAAAGATTATAGAATAGGAATAATAATACCTAACTGTAATTATGAGCATACGATAGATAAGTGTTTATCATCAATAGCAAGTCAAACATATAAAAATTACGAAGTTATATTTATAGATGATATGTCAACTGATAACAGTGTTAAAATAGCATATAATTATATAGAAAAACTAACTAGCATAAAGATAGTAAAATTAAAGCAAAAAAGATTAAATGGTGGTGCTAGAAATGAAGGCTATTTATGGTTAGATGAAAGTGTTGATTATGTTTATTATGTAGATAGTGATGATTGGCTATATAGTGATGATGCACTAGAAAAAATAAATAATAAATTACAAAGTCAACCTGATGTGTTATTCGTAGCAATGGCACAATACAAAAATGATAAGACAACAACGTGCTTTATACCGACATATAATGATAAATATGAAGCAATTGCTGGTTGGAGTGGAAGTTGTGGTAAAGTAATAAAGAAGGAACTAGCAACTAGACAAGAGTGTCTTTATAATGAGGGTACACTAAAAGAAGATAGAAACCAACATTGTAAAGTATGTATTTATATGAATACGTTTGCATTATTAAAAGAACCTGTTTATGTATGGAATAAAGATAATTTAAAGTCAGTAACAACGATAAGAGATAAAATAGTATGGGGGACAAGTACAATAAGACATTATGCTGATACTTTACAATTATATTTGAGTGAAAAAGGTAAAGATGCTAAGATAGATAAATATTTAAGTGAAAGGGTAGAAAAGACAAGAACTGAAATGCAAAATGGTGGTGATAAACAATGGTAAATGAAATTAAATTAAGCATCATAATACCATATTATAAAACTTATGAATTAACTGTTAAATTATTAAAAGAATTATCAATACAAGTAAATAATGAAGTAGAGGTAATACTAACAGATAATGGTGGTAGTGAAGAAAGATTAGATGTATTTGATTTTGCTAAGATTATACACTTAAAAGAAAATGTTGGTGTATCAGCAGGAAGAAATATAGGCATAAAAGAAGCAAAAGGCAAATACCTAGCATTTGTTGATTCAGACGATATGGTAACGAATGATTATGTAGATGTATTATTAAAGACAATAGACGAAAGAAATGAAGATGTGATATACTTTAATTGGGCTGATTTTAATAAGAATACGATAACAAGACACCCTGAAAATTATGCTGTATGGAAAGCAATATACAAAAGAGAAATATGCCCTATGTTTCAAGAAGATAAAATGTTTAATGAAGATGTCTTTTTTCAAGAAGATTTACATAAGACACATAAAAGCATTTATTATATAGATAGAGTATTATATATTTATAACTCAAATAGAGTTGGTAGCCAAATGTGGAGGAGAAATAATGGTAAGATGTAGGGTAGTAGAACAGTTTACATTAGCAGATTTTGATAAATTATCAAATATAAAAAGAAAGAGCATTGAACAAAAAGGCAAGTTGTTTGTAGGTGATGAGTTTGAATGTAATGAAGAAATGGTTAAGTATTTAACTGGTGGTAATGAAAAAAAGAAAGTAGTAGTAAGAATTATTGAAATAATACCCAAAAGATAATCTTACTTTAATATGGGTTTAGTTTAATGGTAAAATGCTGGTCTCCAAAACCAGAGATGATAGTTCGATTCTATCAACCTATGCCAATTGGGGAAAAAAGTTTTTGTCAGTGCAAATCTGACTACCCGACCCCTACCGCTGTTGAAGTGTAATAGTAGCACGTTAGGCTCATAACCTAAAAGAGGAGTGCAATTCTCACAACAGCAACCAATTTGTAAATAAAGCAATAATATGCTATAATATAAAAAGAAAAAAAGGAGGAAAAAATTATGGCAAAAAATTATGATGACATCGGAGGTGTTTGGCGTACAATTGGTGGTAGAAGAGTATTCATCAAAAATGGTCAATCACTAAGTGAAGCAATGATAGAAAGTGGCAAGTTTAAAAATCTAAGAGAAGAATATAAAAAAGATAAAGAAGAAAAAGAGCAGAAAGGCATAAAAGAGATTTCTTATATTGGACAAGATAATAAAGAACATAAGATGAACAGTTATGATTACCCAGAAGATAGAGATGCTTACCATAAATATTTAGAAGATAAATATGGCACTTATAAAGAGGAAGAAATTGTAAAAAAAGACAATAGTTTAAGTTATGCAAAATTAAGAAACGATTTTTATAACAAAGATAATAGTGAATGGAAGCAAGAAGAATGGGGCGTTACTACAAGAAAAACGAATGAAGGAACAAATTATATTCAAGGCGTAAAAAAAGGTGATGGTTCTCACGAATACACAAGAACTGATTATGACAAAAATGGCAATGAATTATCTTCAAAAACTTATAAAACATTAGAGGAAGCAAAAAGTGCAAATACACCTAAACATACAACTGATTGGAAAAAAGAAATTGAAAAAAATAATGCTCAAATGGAAAAAGATGTAACGGACTTGCAAAATCAAATAAATGAATATCGTAATAAGTCATATCAAAGCAATAACTCATTAGAAAGATACCAATATTGGAAAGAAGCGGAAAAATTACAGGATAAGTATTATGAAAGATTTAGAGAAAACGAAAGAGCAAATGCTAAAATAAAAGTAGAAGAACCTAACGAAAAGTATATGAATGTTGAAGCCTATGCTGGATATAAAGATAAATTTAATAAGACTTGGGGTGAAGATGGCTCTAATGCTAAGACAGTAAGTGCTAAGATGTATACAAATGACGAATTTATGGAACATTTAGAAGATGCTAATTGGCATAGTGAAAGAAGCCAATTATTAGATGCTAACTTAACAAACAAGGAATTAGAATACATAAAAAATAGAACAAAAGTAAGTGCTTGGGGCGTTGATAATTTAACGGGTAAAGAACAAGTAGATAAATTGATTAAGGAAGCAAAAAGTCAAAGCAACACAATGAATGATACATTAAGAAGAAAAGCATACGAAAAATATATGAAAGAACACCCTAATAGTAAAAAGACATTTAGTGATTTTATGAAATAAAGTGCATAGTTGCACTTTTTTTTATTTGTGTTATAATGTATATAGAATGCAACAGCGTTCAGGTATCGATTCACACGTCTTCGTGGGACGAAAAATTAACGAGAGGGAGAGATATATAAATGAGAGAATTTCTTAAGGGACTAGAATTAGACAAAGAAACAATTGATACTATTATGGCTGAACACGGTAAATATTTAACTGGTTTGAAAGAGCAAGTTGAAGAATATAAAACTAAAATAAATGACTATGAAACACAAGTGAAAGAGTTAAATAGTAAGATTGATGATGATACTAAGTCTTTAGAAAATCTGCAAAATCTAACAAACGAAAACAAAGATTTAAGAGCAGAAATTCAAATGAGTGGAAGTAAAGTAAAATCAGAGTTTTCTAAGTTTGTTAAAAACGAAGTCATGTCAAAAGTAAATGATGACGTTGACTTCAACACCGCACTAGAAGATTACAAGAAAGAAAATCCACAATATTTTGGAGATACAGTAGTCAAAAGAGTGCAAACATCACCAAGTTTAAATACTGGTGAAAACGCACCTCATAGTACAAATGAAATTATGAATGACATTTTGCGTGGGGCATTAAATAACTAAAATAAGAAGGAGAGATTAAAAATGGCAGGAATTGCTAGAACAGATGTTGATGCTCTAATTGAAACTCAAGTAGCAAATGAGATATTTGAAGGTACAATTAGACAATCAAAAGCATTAAGTATGTTTAAAAGATTACCTAATGCAACATCAGACAAAACGAAGTTAAGAGTATTAGATAGTCTACCAGTTGCTTACTTCGTTGATGAAACATCAAATAATGGTAGAAAAAATATTACCAAATTGGCTTGGGATAAGAAATACATTAACATTGCCGAATTAGCAGTAATTGTTCCTATTAAGGAAAACTTGCTAAATGATAGTTCAATTGATATTTGGGCAACTGTAAGACCAAGAGTTGAGGAAGCATTTGCAAGAAAAATTGATAATGCTATGTTCTTTGGCATTGATAAGCCAACTGATTGGAGAGCAGGTTTAGTACCTAGTATTTCAACAGTAGGAGCAGAAGTAACTGAAACTAATAATGGTTTATATAGTGATATTAACGATGTTATGGTTAAAGTTGAAGAAAGTGGCTATAATGTAAATGGTATCTTAGGTGGAACTGGACTAAAAGGAAAATTCCGTATGATGCTAGATACAACTGGACAGCCATTAAATACAACTGAAATTGGTTCTATTCGTAGAGAGTTTATGGATAATGGTGTATGGGATAAAACTAAATCAACATTGATTGTTGGTGATTTCTCACAAGCCGTTTACGCTATCAGACAAGATATTACATATAAAGTATTAACAGAAGCAGTTATTCAAGACCCAAGTGATGGTTCAATTCTTTACAACTTAGCACAAGACGATATGGTTGCTTTACGTGTAGTTATGAGATTAGGTTGGGAAATACCAAATCCTGTAAATGCTGAAAATGAAACTGCAACAAGATTTCCATTCGCATCACTTAAACCAGAAGGAACAACTAGTCTTTAGTTTATAAAAGGAGGTTATTATGGAATTTGAAGGACAATACCTAACTTATGCAGAATATAGGTCTTTAGGTGGTACTTTAGACATAACTCCTTTTAATTTATTAGAATTTGAAGCAAGAAGAAAAATTGATATTGAAACACAATCAAGATTAAAGGGTACAAGTAGTCAAGATATACCACAAGAAGTTAAATTATGTGTAAATAGTTTAATCAATGCAATATATCATTATGCAAGTAGCATAGAAAGTGCAACTGAAAATGGTAATGTTGCAAGTGAAAGCACCGATGGTTATTCTGTGTCTTATGTAAAATCTTCATCTATAAAAGATATAATTAGTTCAAAAAGCGTAGAACTTGAAGATATAATTAGAACTTATTTACTTGGTGTTATATTTAACAACGAGCATTTAATGTATATTGGTGAATAATATGCTAGTAAATAGTAAATTAACAATATATCATAAAGGTTTAGATGAAGAAACAAGACTAGAAACTTGGACTAGATTTAATTATGATAATGTTTGGTTTTTTGGGGGAAAGGGTGCTGGAATACGAAAGGGTTATCAAGATGCAAATGATGTTGAAATTAGAATTTGGTATGAATTAAATGATAATTTAGACGTAAGTAATTTTGCAATTGGCGATATAATCGTACAAGGCACTCTTGACTTAGATATAGCAGAGCAAAATGATTTAAAAGATTACTTAATATATAATATAACTAGCATAAATGACAATAATTTTGGTTATAATCAACACGTTCATATTGGGGGCAAGTAATGTCTGTTTATGTTGAGATGAAACCAACAAAAGTGATAAAATCACGCATTGGTATAGAAACTGGTGGGGCAATACATAAGTTTTTTACTAACACCGTATATCTTCACGCAGATAGATATGTGCCATTTGATAGTGGTGATTTAGCAAGTATTGTTACAATGACAATAGATGGGCAGTATATCATCTATGAAGTGCCATACGCTAAATATCAGTATTACGGTGAAAGAAAAGATGGCTCACACAAGATAAATGAAGCCAATAGGAACAGGTCAATGCACCCAGAAGCAACATCATTTTGGGTAGAAAAGATGAAAACTGCTGAAATGGACGATATTGAGAAAGAAGTACAAGACGAAATTAAAAGACGTGGAGGTTAGTGATGAGTTATATAGATAAGAGAATAACTAAATTAAGAGAGTATTTATTTAATATAGTTGATGAGTTAGCATCAGATACTAAATATCAAATAAATGCAAATATGTTAAGTAATGATATAAACAATTACTCTTTAGACAAAATGCCAACAGCAAGTACCGTAGAAAAATGGGTTATGGGGCTAGAACTTCATAAAGATACATTTTCTTTTAGAGGCAGATTTCCATACTCACAAGAAGCAGTAAACAATTTAAAAAATATCGGTTTTTTTGAAGATTTTGAATATATGATAAGTTATAACAATAAGAAAGGCATTAGACCTGAAATTGAGGGAATACAAAGTATTGAATGTTTAAATGCTGGTACGTTAAATAGCGTAACATCAAATACAGCAGAGTTTGATATTCAAATACAAATAAAATACATAGTAGATAGTAAAAAGGAGGAAGTAAGTTTATGAATAATGTTATAATACCTTCAACCATTGAAAAGATGGATAGAGATGAGTTTTTAACATTTTTAGATACAACACCATCAGCATTAAGTATGACGTTGAAAGTGTTAGGAATTGGTATTACTGATTATGGTATTGATTATAACCCACAAGTTGATAGTGAAAAGTGGATTATAGAGAAAAATGCTAGAAACATACATAAATCTAATCAAAAGCAAGGCTCTGTATCACAAACTATTTATAAAGGCGACCCTTGTTTTGAGTTTGTTAAAACTGCAAGAGATAAAACTAATTTCAAAACTCATATTCTTGATATAGATATGTTTGATGGAAACGGAAGTACATATCCCGCAACATTAAGTGATGGAATGATTGTAATAACTAAGTTTATGAATGAAGATGCAGTTATTGAATATGACTTGTATTACAATGGGGATGCACAAGAAGGAACTGTTACATTTGATAATGATGGAGTACCTACATTTGTAGCAAATACAAGTTTATAATTATAAATAGTATTATTACTAAAATTATGAATAAAAGGGCTAGGCAAAGTTTGTTTGCCCTGCCCTATTTTTATTAAGAGAGGAGATTATAATATGACAGACAATGTTATAAAGTTAAATAAAAGTAATGTATTAAGATTAAAGATAGAAACTGATACTGGTGAAGATACTGGTGAATATCTTGAGTTTGATTTAGAAGATATTGAACTATTATTAAGGTATCAAGAGTTGCTAGAAAGAGATAAAAAGAATAAAGAAAATATAAGAAACCAAATGGTTATCATAGAAAAAAGACAAGATGTAAAAGGCAAAAAGTTATTAAGTAAAAATGAAGAAGATAAAATAAAAGCATTAAATGACTTTTTTAAGAAAGAAGTAGAAGTTTACAATATGTTTCTTGGTGAAAACAGCGTACAAAAATTATTAAATGGTAGAAAGTTGGGTTGGACTACACTACAAGAAATTGATGACATTATAGATACACAAATAGCACCATTTTTAGATTTAAGTATGGACAAAATCACTAAAAAGGTAAAAGAGAAATATAGTCAAGCAGTTGCTAGAAATAATGAAGTGTTAAAATAATGTATCCACAATATGTTGAAGTAGATAATAAAAGATATAAGATAAATACTGATTTTAGAGTAGCAATTGAATGTAATAGAATAGCAGAAGATAAAACTATTGGTGATTTAGAACGTGGTTTAGCCGTCATATACGCACTTTTTGGTGATGAAGGTATAGATACACCAGAGCATTATGAAAAGTTGCTAGATTTAGCAAAAAAGTACCTTTTATGTGGTAAAGAATATGATACTAAAAGAAATGAAAAGCCCAACATGGATTTTATACAAGATTATTCATATATAACAACATCATTTATGAGTGATTACCATATTGATTTAGATAATTGTGAAATGCACTGGTGGAAGTTTGTTGACTTAATGAATGGGTTATCTAATAGTGAGTTTGGAAATTGTTGTATTTTAAACAAAATAAGAAATTTACGAGATTTAGATATTAGTACAATTAAAGATGCAAAAGCAAGAAAGCAAATAATGGAGATGAAGAAAGAAGTTGCTTTACATAAAGATAAAAAAGTTGTATCTCAGGAACAAAAAGATAGAGCAAGAGAAATATATAAGAAACTTGGAATAATAAAGGAGGGATAAAATGGACTATGATGCTAAGGTTATTATCAAAACAGAGATAAATAATGATGATTTTGATAAAGATGTGGTAGATTTAAAAAGTAAGTTGGGAACAATAGGGAAAAAGTTTACTAATTTACTAGGTAGAGGATTAAGAAAAGCAATTGGAATTGGTGGGAAGGCTGGTCGTATATTTTTAAATATATTTAAAACAATAACTAAAATTGGTTTAGGTGCTGTTGGTTTAAGTGTAGCGTTAGCGGGTTTAGTAGTAGGTGCATTGTTGTTATCAAGAGCATTTGAAAAGGCATTAAAAGATAATAAAGAATTAAAGGCAAATATAGATTACATAAAGTTTGCAATTATAAAAGCAATTGACCCTACTGCTGAAAGTATTGCTGAAATAATAGTTAAAATAGTTAATTTCTTATTTAAAGCAGTGCAATATACTGCATATTTAGTGAAGGCGTGGACAGGTTGGGATATGTTTAAAGATGCAACACCTGAAAATTATGCTAAATATATGAAAGAAAGTGAAAAGAGCAGTGCAAAAACAGCCAAGAACGCAAAAGAAATAAAGAAACAACTTGCTGGTTTTGATGAAATGAATGTATTAACTGATAATTCGAGTGGAAATAATAACAATAATACAATGCCAACATTAGATTTTAGTAAACTAGATGATTTAGAAGCGCCAAAATGGTTAATTACTATAAAAGAAATTGGTGAATGGATAATTGAAAATTGGCAAGAAGTTGTATTTGGTTTATTATTGATAAGATTATTTATAGACGTAATAACTGGCAATTGGGTAAATGTAGTATTAGTGTTTATTGCATTATTGGTTGTAGGCATAATGAAGTTATGGGATGCAATAAAAACAATTGTTGAAAGTGTAAAAGAAATATGGAAAATGTTTTGGGAATATTTTAAAGTTGCACTTATATTGGCTGGCAATTGGCTAATGCAAAAGTTAGCAGATATAGGAACTTGGTTTGTTAATTTATTTACTAAGATAAAAGATGGAGTTGTAAATGCTGTTCAATGGGTTAAAGATAAGTTTAATGGAATGGTAACATTTTTCAGTAACTTGATTACTAAGATTGTAAGTTTATTTAAGACAATTGGAACAAAAGTTGGAGATGCAATTGGTGGAGCATTTAAAAGTGTTATAAATGGCGTTTTAAGTGCTATTGAAAATATACTTAACTTCCCTATAAAGCAGATAAATAAATTATTAGACGTTATAAATAAAGTTCCTGGTATAAATATTAGTAAATTATCAACATTTAATTTACCAAGACTTGCAAAAGGTGGAATTATCAATATGCCTGGTAAAGGTGTAGCATTAGGTGGTGAAGTTGCACCAGAAGGTGTTATACCATTAACTGATAGTCAACAAATGGCTATATTAGGCGAAGCAATTGGTAAATATGTAACAATAAATGCAACGATACCAGTATATGCTTATAATAGACAAGTAGCGAGAGAAGTAAGAAGGATTGAAGCAGAACAAAATTTTGCTTTAAATAGGTGATAATTATGTTTATAGATACAAATAGTATTCAAGTAAAAATAACTGGCATGAATGATTATATTTCATTAGGAAGATATTTAGTAGAAGCAAAATATTCATATAATAAATTATGGGGAAATGACAGTGGTAGAAATTTGGCTGGAAAAATGACAGGAACATTAATTGGCATATTTCCAAAGTTAATATTGCAATTTAGAGCATTAACTAAATCAGAGTTAGAAATAATTGCACCAATTTTAGATTCACCAACTCAATCATTAAAATATTATGACCCAAATAAAAAAACAACTGTTACAATGGACACTTATACAGGCGATTATGAAATAGTAAATAAAAATATAATTAATAGCGAAGATAAAAACGAAGGCTTTAGTTGTTCCTTTATTTCAATAAGTAAGAGGGTGTAATATGTTAGCACACACAAACGATTTTAAAAAAGAAATTGCTAAGTTTGGTAAACAAATAAATGTAGAATTAAAATATATTATCAACTCTAATATTCAAACAGAAGATGCAATTAATAACATAATAACCGAAGATGAATTAAACTTAGAAACTGAAAGAGATTTGCCTAATGTTGGTGTAATTGTTACAGTAACTATACCACCACAGCAAATAGATAGTGTTCAAATTATAAAAAATGGTAATTTGTTGCAAAGTTTAATGCAACAATGCAATCTTGAACTAAAAAAAGATAGTATTACAAATAATATTTCAGTAGCAGAAGAATTAACACTTAAATTAGGAGTGTTAGTAGGAAATTCATACGAATATATTGATTACGGCAGTTTTAATGTATATTCAAAAGAATATAATGCAGATAGTGATACATGGCGATTTGTATGTTATGACAAAATGCTATGGGCAATGAAAAAATATACAAGATTAAATGTTTCATATCCATTAACTGTAAGAAATTATTTACAAGCAATTGCTGATAGAATTGGTATTGAATTTGGCAGTGCAAATGAAGAATTCACTAATTATGACAAATTAATTTATAAAGATTATTTTATAGATAAAGATGTAACATATAGAGATATATTAGATAAATTATCAGAATTAACTGCAAGTAATATTTTAATAAAATCAAATCAGTTAAAAGTTGCGTATCCAGTTGAAACAAATGATGTAATTGATAAAAATAATTTAAAAAATATAAACGTTAGTTTTGGTAAGACACTTAACCCAATTAATAAAATAAATTTAGTAGATACGGAAAATGATTTATATTTTGCTTATAAAAATGATAGTTCAATACAACAATATGGTTTAAAAGAAATTAACATAACAAATAATCCACTTGTATTTAATAATGATGAAGAAGATACAGGGCAAAATATACTTGATAAGTTAGATGATTTAGTTTATACAACAAATGATTTTGCAACAACAGGTATATGTTATTATGAGTTTTTAGATTTATTTACTGTTTCTATTGATGATGATAATTATAAATGTTTACTGTTAAATAATGAAATAAACATTTCACAAGGAATAGAAGAAAATATATTTACTGAGGAATTAAAAAATACTCAAACAGAAACTAACAACTATGAAAATAATTATACAGACAACAAAGATATACAAGAACAAATAACAAATCTTATTATTGAAAAAATTTCAAGAAACAATATAATAAATGCAATAAATCAAACTAAAGAAAACAGCATTATAAAAACAGATAAATTTATATTAAAAAAAGAAATAACAGATACAACTGATGCAAACGGTTTTTTAGATACTGGGTTAAGTTCAGATTATATTTTAATATCAGCAACAGCAAATTTTAACAGCAATAATTATGGATTTATTATACCGTATTATTATTATAACAATAACGAGCCAATGTGGAAATTAAAAATAAAAAATCAAAATGAAATAGCCCTTGCAAATACTGAAATAACTGTAACAGCATATTATATAAGAAAGGATTGATAATAATGGCAAATATTAAAGTAAGCCAAATGACAACTGCAACAGAGTTTAATGATGATGATTATGTAATGATAATTCAAAGTAACACAAATAAAAAAATTACTAAACAAAATATGTATGGTAATTATGCTTACTCAATTAACGAAAAAGTAATTGGAAAATGGATAGATAACAAACCAATATATAGAAAAGTAATTGAAATTAATGCTTTAGCAGATAATGGTATAGTTAGTCAAAATCACAGTATAACTAACTTAAATCATTTTACAAATGTTTATGGTATAGCAATAAGAAGCAGTGATAATGATACATTACCAATACCATATACTACATCAAATTCAACAAATACAGGCGTTATAACAATGTATGTAAATGATACAGCAATAACAATAAACGCAACAAGTGATAGAAGTTCTTATAAAGCGTATGTTATATTAGAATATACTAAAACAACAGATTAATAGGAGGAATTTATGAAAAATAAAACTTATGATATTTTAAAATTTATTGCATTAATATTTTTACCTGCTTTAGGTACATTATATTTTGCTTTATCACAAATTTGGGGATTACCTTATGGAGAACAAATAGTAGGTACAATTACAGCAATAGATACATTTTTAGGTGCTTTATTAGGCATCAGCACAATGCAATATAATAAAGGAAAAGAGGAAAAATGAATGGAAGAAATACAAACTAAATTTGATGTAGATAATGACTTTTTAAAAGCATTAGAAGAATCAGATAATGCTATTGTAAATGAAGTAACAATAAAGGAGGAATAGTATGAAATATACGCCTAGATTAACAGCACCAAGTAGTAGTGATAAAAATTGGATACATTATACTGCTGGTGGTTATAATTATTGCATAAAAATATATGGCGATAGTTGTTTACCAAATTGTGTGGGTTATGCTTGGGGAAGATGGCGAGAACTATTAAATAAAAAACATAATTTATCATGTAGAAATGCTGAATTATGGTATGAAAATACTGCTGATGGATATAAAAGAGGACAAACACCAAAATTAGGTGCTGTAATTTGTTGGGAAGGTAAAGGCGACTTGGCTGGTCATGTTGCTATTGTAGAAAAAGTATATGCAGATGGTAGTATATTAACTAGCAATAGTGGTTACAAAAGCACATATTTTTATACTTCAACAATAAAACCACCTTACAATATAGGAAGTAATTACAAATTTCAAGGGTTTATATATAACCCAAATGATTATGAGGAAAATACAATGAAATATAAAATAGGAGAAGTAGTAGAAATAAATGGAGTATATGTATCAAGTATGAGTACAGAAAAATTAACTCCAAGAATAACAAAAGGTACAATAACAAGAATAATAGAAGATGCAAGAAATCCATACTTATTAGATAATGGCAATATTGGTTGGGTAAATGATGATTGTATAATTGAAGAAAAGCCAACTGATTATAAAAAACTATACGAAGAAGAAGTAGAAAAAAATAAAAAATTACAAGAAAAAATAGATAAAGCAATAAAAGATTTGTCATAAAGAGGTGCTATGAGCAGACCTAACACAAGGAAAATAAAAAGGCAATTATTTCTAAATTGTGGTAGGGTAGATATGTATAATATGCAAAAATATGCAAAAGAAAATCTTGTATTACACCACGAACCGCCTTTTAGAAAAACGCATCATACAATATATGAAGAAAGTTACTTATTAAGCGAAGAAACACACAAAGAATTACATAAACTTGAACTAGATGACCACGATGAATATGACAGAAGAATAAACATAATAAAAGAGAATAAAAAAATATTAGAAAGAACTAAAAAATAGTTCTTTTTTATTATTGACAATGTGTTAGCCATAATGTATAATCATATTATAAGATTGGAGGAGGTATGACAAAAAATGTGGCATTTTAAAGATAAAAATGTTATGAAATTATATAACAAGTCAAACGTAGCAAGAACTATTGGATTAGCACCACCTACTTTATTAAGAATAGTTGCTGGTAAACAAGATTGTAGTAAATTAGTCGCATATTGTATAACAAAAACATTAAATGCTGATGCAGAAATTGAAGATTATTTTGAAAGGGTAAGATAATATGTCAGATATAAAAAAATATTATTATTTAAAACTTAAAGAAAACTTTTATGATAGTGAACAACTAATAATTCTTCAAAATATGCAAGATGGATATTTGTATAGTGATATTTTAATGAAATTATATTTAAGAAGTTTAAAGACAAATGGCAAGTTAATGTTTAACGATATGATACCATATACGCCCACTGTACTTGCACAAGTTGTTAGACATCAAGTTGGTACAGTTGAAAAGGCATTAAAATTATTTAAAGAACTAGGTTTAATTGAAGTTTTAGATAATGGTGCAATTTATATGCTAGACATTCAAAACTTTATAGGAAAATCAAGTACAGAAGCAGATAGAATAAGGAATTATAGACAAGAAATAACTACACAAGAACAACTAAGTTGTACAAATGTACAACAAATGTACACTAGAGATAGAGATAGAGATAGAGATAGAGATAGAGATAGAGATAGAGATAGAGATAAAAAAAATAAACAAAAAAAATATTTTGAAAATGACGAATTAAATTGTTTATTTTTAGAATATTTAGATTTAAGATTAAAACTTAAATGTAAAAATACTGATAGAGCAGTTAAACTACTTACAAATGAATTAGAAAAGTATGACGATGAAACAAAAATAAAGATGATAAACAATTCAATTATGAATAGTTGGAAATCTGTTTACCCAATTAACGATTTAAAAAAAGGAAAAACAGACAATTTTAATAAAGTATTAGAGGAAGTGTATAATGGAACAATCCAATTTAAGTAAAATCTTTAAAGCATTAAAATTAGCATACCCATATTATTTTAAAAATTTAACTGAAGAAGATAGTACAATGTTTTTACAATTATATTATTCAAAATTAAAAAAATATCGTTATGAAATAATTTCAAAAGCAATTGATAACATTATTACGAACAACGATTTTATGCCATCATTAGCAGAAGTGTTAAAAGAATGTGATAAGCAAAGTAAAGCATATTATAAAAACCAATTAGAAAAAATGTATGCTTATGGTTATTTTAAAACTGATGAAGAATATGGCAAAGCAGTTATGTGGTTGTTAGAAGAAAGACCAATAATTCCTGAATGGCTAAAAAAAGATGTTGATAATTTTATAGAAACAAATACAATAAAACAATTGAAAACGGAGGTAAATAAAAAAGATGAAACAATTTAGAAACTTACGAGCAGATGAGATTGATGTAAGAATAAATCAAATAGCAAGTAATTATTGCACAATGTTATTATACAAAGATGCAAGATGTGATATGAATATCCTAGATGAAACAGTAGGTGCTTATAACTGGAAAAGAGAACATACAAGAGATAATGCTAATTGCATCGTATCAATTTATGACAATCAAAGAGAAATGTGGATAAGTAAAGAAGACACTGGCACTGAAAGTTTTAGCGAAGCAGAGAAGGGCCTTGCCAGTGATTCGTTCAAACGTGCCTGTGTCAACTGGGGTATCGGTAGAGAACTCTATTCAAGCCCAAGTATAATTACATTTCCTAGAAAAGACATGATACCAAAAGGTAAAGATAGTGAATTCTTTGAAAATGAAAAAGGTAAAATAACAACAAAGACATATTTCTGGGTAGAAATAATTGATTATGATGAAAATGATAACATAAAAGACTTAATTATTCGTGATAATAAAAATAACATAAGATTCTGCCAATTATCAAAAGAAAAAGAAAAGGAATTATCAAAGCTAACTGATACAATGAAAAAGATGATAGTTGCTAACGAAGAGAAAGATGACACATTCGATAGAGAAAAGTTTTATAAATATTTTAATGTAGAAAGTGATGCTAATCTAACATATAAGCAAATTGAAGAAGCAATAACACTTTTAGATAAGAGGTTGAAATAATGGAAAATATTTTTATAAAAGCAGAAGAAATACCACAAAATCTAATTAATGATTATTTTAGAGATAAAGATATGGTATCACTAGATGATTTAATTGCAACTTTAGATAATGTTGACTGGGAATTAAAAACCTTACAAGATGAATACGAAAACTTTAAACAAAATGTAGAAGATAATTACAAATTTATGCCAACAGAAGAACAAATTGATTATAGCAACGAATGGTAACGTGTTAAAACCTCACCAAACTCATTTTAAGATGGGTACAACGCACGAAAATAGTAAAATAATATAAATATACTAGAAAGGGTGGAAAGTTCGTTAGAACTGAAATAAATGGGTGAAAAAGAAGAATTGATAAATTATGCAATTGTGAAATTAACTGCATTGCAAATAAAAACGCACGAAGAAGATGAAAAAAGAGGTAAAAAAAGATATATAAGCAAGGAAAGTGCTTTTAGAGATTTAATTAAGTTATTAAAGGAGGTGAATTATGAATATAACAAGTATTAACACGATGATATTTGCTAGAGAATATAATGGCAAAATGTATTATAGAGCAGGGTTGTCAAGTAAAAAACAAGATGGCTCTTATGAAAGTGCTTATATAGACGTAAAATTGCCAAAAGATATATCACTTGCTGATAAAACTAAAATCAATATAACAAAAGGGTTTTTAAGTTTTTACAAGAATAAAGAAAATAAAGACGTTTTTTATATAGTGATTCAAGAATATTCAACAAATAGTGAAGTAAAAGAAGAAAAAAAGGAAGACGATGTGTATGCTAATTTTGGTACTAGCATAAAAGCAGAAGATTTAGATGATGGTATGGAATTACCATTTTAAGAGAGAGGTAAAAAAATGTTATTTGAAAAAGATAAATATGGAGATTTAAAATTGACTAAAAAAGGTGTTAAAGTTTGTGTGATATTACCGATAATTTTATTGTTTGCAATTATTACATTATTTAGCAGTTTTCAAACAATAAAAAGTGGTGAAGTTGGGTTAAAAGTTAGATTTGGTAAGATAACTGATACAAGTTTAGCAGAAGGATTTAATTTAAAAATACCATACATTGAAAAAATAGTTAAAGTAAATATTAAAGTACAAAAAACAGAATTACAAACAGAAAGCAGTAGTAAAGATTTGCAAGTAATTACAACACTATTAGCAGTAAATTATAATGTTGAAAAAGCAAGTGCAACTACACTATATAGAAATGTTGGCAAAAACTATGAAGAAACAATATTAGTACCAGCAATTCAAGAAAGCATTAAGGCAGTAATGAGTAGTTTTACAGCAGAAGAAGTAATTACTAAAAGAAACCAAGTAAGTGATTTATGCTTAGAAGAGATACAAAGTAAAGTTAAAAAATATGGTATTAACATTGATGATTTTAATATTATTGACTTAGACTTTAGTGCCGAATATTCAAAAGCAATTGAAGAAAAGCAAGTTGCTGAACAAAAAGTATTAACTGCTAAGCAAGAATTAGAGAAAGAAAAAATTGAAGCGGAAAAGAAATTAGTAAAAGCAAGAGCAGAGAAAGAAGCAAACGAACTAAAGCAAAAGTCATTAACTGATAATATTATTGCTGAAAAATTTATTGAAAAATGGAATGGTGAATTGCCTAAAGCAACAACAGGAAATGCAATATTTGATTTAGATAGTCTATTAAAGTAGGTGGATAAATTGAATGGCGATTTAGTTAATTTATTAAATAGCAAGATACAAGACTTAAATGTATCAATAAAAAAATTAAGAGAAACAGGTACAGATTTTGCTGAAGCAGAAAGAGATTATAAAATAACACTAAGACAAGAAGCATTAAAACTAAGAGCAGAAAAAGGAATGCCAGTTACACTTATACAGCAAGTTGTATATGGCGTTCCAGAAGTTGCTGAAAAAAGATTTAATAGAGATGTCAAAGAAGCAATCTATAATGCCAATCAAGAAGCCATTAACTCAATAAAACTGCAAATAAGGGTAATTGAAGGACAGTTAAATCGTGAGTGGGGAAATGGAAACTAGATTTAGTATATTACAAAGTGAAAAAAGATGTTTATTTTGCAATACAACACAAAATATACATTGCCACGAAGTTTACTTTGGTAGAAATAGGCAAAAGTCAATTAGAGATGGTTGCTGTGTATATCTATGTGGTAGACATCATAATCAAAGTAAATATGGCGTACATTTTAATAAAGAACTTAATTTAAGTTTAAAAAAAACAATGGAAACTGCTTGGTTAAAACATTATAACAAAACAATAGATGATTTTATTGAAAGATACGGGAAAAACTATTTATGATTGTGATGAATAATTTAAAATATGGTAAAACATATTTAACTAACCAAAAAATAAAAAAAAATAAATATGGGAACAAAAAATGCGTATATCGTGGAATGATATTTGCATCAAAGAAAGAGTTAGGTTATTATCTTGCATTGAAAGATTTAGAAAAACAAGGTAAAATAACAGATTTAAAAAGGCAAGTTGAGTTTGAGTTACAACCTAGTTTTACATTTAATGGTAAAAAAATAAGAGCAATAAAATACATAGCAGATTTTACATACATTGAAAATGACAAACTACACATAGTTGACACGAAAGGTGTAAGAACTGATGTATATGAATTAAAAAAGAAAATGATGATGTATAAAGGCTATGAGATAGAGGAGATTTAAAATGAATGAAATTTTATTATTTTTAGAAGTTATAGTTATGTTTAGTATAGTGCTAATTATTAACAAATTATTTAAGAAAGAAGGGTTGATTGCATATATAGGAGTTGCTAGTATATTGGCAAATATACAAGTAGCAAAACAAATAACGATATTTGGCTTAGATGCAACTTTAGGAAATGTAATGTTTGCTTCAACATTTTTAGCAACAGATATATTGACAGAATATTATAGTAAGAAAGATGCAATAAAAGGAGTAAATGTCGGGTTATTTTCTGTTATAATATATTTAATTTGCACACAAATTACATTATTATTTGTGCCTAACAGCGTTGATTTTGTAAATGATAGTATGAAAACAATGTTTGAATTAGCACCAAGAATTTGTTTATCAAGTCTTTTGATGTATTATATAGCGAATAGGGTTGAC